CATGACAATGACTTTTGAAGCTGTTTCCGCCTTTCCCGCCGAACATCTACAAAAGAATGCTGAATACTCTCGTAGCCTCGGGTTGCCCTCTGTGGGCAGCTTCGAGGCGCGAGGGCCTTTAGCAATTGTTGGTGGTGGTCCCTCTATTAATAATTATAAATACACTTTACAGAGTTGGCCTGGAACTGTCTGGGCAGTAAATAGAACTTGGAAGTGGTGCAAGGATAATGCAATCAACTCTGTCTTTTTCTCGTTTGACCCCAATCCTTCAGTGGAAGGAATGGTTGAAGGGGCGGAGCAGGCAATCCTTGGAGAACGAGTTGATCCAAAGGTATATCAGAGGTTGGCTGGTAAAAACATCTGGAGAGGTGAAGGAAACCTCGGAGGAACTACTTCAGTTGGAGCTGCCATTATAAGTGGCTTCCAATGCGGGTTTAAACATATCACTTTGTTTGGTTGTGAAAGTAGTTACCAGCCTGGACGATCTCATGCTTATGCACATTTTGAACCTGAGGATGAATTAGTTATCTGGTGTGATGGTATGCATTTCATTACCAATCCTCAGATGTTTATGGCCGGTGTTGAACTATCTACTATGATTAAATCTGCTCCTGCAATTTTAAAAGAACGCTCTGGTGGTATGTTAAGAGCTATGTGTGAAACAACCGAGGGTTATGATATTGTGGGATGCACTCCAAGTTTTCAAGCCAAGGTGGACGCTGCGGCTAAGGAATCTGCTGAGAAGGTTGCGTAGTGCAAGATATTAACGAACTTATTCAGCAACTAGACAAGTTGCCGCAGAAGGAACTGCAAGCCATTATGGCGCAGTATTCTTTGGATAAACCTAAGTTCGTTCCTTCTCCTGGTCCACAGACTGAAGCGTGGAATAGCAAGGCTGATATCCTGCTCTACGGCGGACAAGCTGGTGGTGGGAAAACTGCGCTGGGTATTGGTCTTGCTCTCTGTTCTCATAAACGTTCGTTGTTAATGCGCCGTACTCAGGTGGCATTAGGCGCTATGATTGATGAACTGTTAAAGTTTAATGGCACTAGAGACGGGTATAATGGTAAGCCCCCGCAGTCTCTTCGTACTTCAGATGGTAGATTTATAGAGTTCGGTCACGCACAGAATGCAGGTGACGAAGCGGCCTGGATGGGCCGTGCCCACGATTTCCTCTATATGGACGAAGCTACACACTTCCTTGAGAACCAAGTTAGATTCCTTATGGGATGGGTTCGTACAACTGATGCTAACCAGCGATGCAGAGTTGTGCTCGGGACTAACCCTCCGATCAGTTCTGATGGCGAATGGATCGTTGGAATGTTCCGACCCTGGCTCGATATTACTCACCCCAATCCAGCTAAGCCAGGAGAACTCCGCTGGTTCGTAACCGATCCAGATGGAAAGGACTTTGAAGTAGATGGCCCAGAACCTTATTTATTCCCCGGTACTAGGAAACCAGTTAAGCCCCTATCTCGCACCTTTATCCCTGCTCGTCTATCAGATAATCCATTTCTTGCTAGAACAGATTACGACGCTAAGTTAGATAGCTTAAGAGAACCTCTCAGGTCTGCCATTAGAGATGGTAATTTTATGATTGCAAGACCTGATGCAGAGTTCCAAGTTATTCCTACTCAATGGGTTCATGATGCCCAGATGCGTTGGGAAGCAGACGACTGGAAGAAGTATAAGATGACTTCTATCGGTATGGACTGTGCAGGTGGTGGTGATGACGCTGCTGTAATTGCTAGACGCCACGGTACTTGGTTTGCTCCACTAATCTCCATCAAAGGTAGTGATACATTAGATGGCACTGCTATGGCACTAGAGATTATTCGTGCTAGAAAAGATGGAGCGCCTGTTGTAATTGATGTTGGTGGCGGATATGCTGGTGCTACAATTGAACGCTTTAAGGACAATGATATCCCATATTACCGCTTTAATGGCGCTGAGAAGGGAAGTGGGAAGAGTATCGGAACCGGTATCCCATTCGCTAATAAGCGCACAGAAGCGTGGTGGAGATTTAGAGAGGCGCTTAATCCTGACCAGGAAGGTGGGAGCGTAATAGCATTACCGCCTGATACAGACTTAAGAATTGAACTCTGTGCTCCTACTTATGATGCTAGAACATTTGAAGTTAGTGGTAAGTATTTAATAGAGAGTAAGGATAAGATTAGGCAGAGATTGCAGCGTTCCACTGATAGAGCAGATGCTGTTATTATGGCACTCTACTATGGAGAACATGCAAAGAAAGTTAAAACTAAAAGCCTTCATTATTCTCCCAAAGTTATTATGAATGGCCCAAAGGTAAGACGCAAATGAAGAAGATTGCAAAGGTATTTGGTGGTGGGTCTACGAAGAAAGTAAAGGTGGTTACGCCTCCACCTGAGCCAGAACCCGCTCCAATGCCAGATGAAGAGCAGACTAAGAGAGCGGCTATGCGAGAGGAATTACGTAGACGTAAGACTGGCCGTATTAGCACTATGCTCTCTGATGATGGGGATGATGGATTATAATGGCTAACACTGCCCCTGTTACTCAGTATGTTCCGAGTAAGAAGAAGCCTAAGAAGAAGCTTAAGGAAGCTTTCAAGAGTAAGAATAAGAAGAGATATACCTCTACCTTAGTTTCGGAAAGTCTGTAATGGAATTATCAGAACAACATAAAGCACTAGTTGCTAGGGTAGAGAAACTCTTTAAAGACAGGGCTACATTAGTTAGTCAGTGGCAAACTATCGCTGATAACTTCTATCCTGAGAGAGCTGACTTTACTTTCTCTAGAGTGCAGGGAACGGAATTTGTAGAGCATCTTTCTAGCTCCTATCCGTTGGTGATTAGACGTGACTTAGGTGATAGTATCGGTGGTATGCTTCGTCCTAGAGGGCAACAGTGGTTTGTCACTAAGGCGAATATTAAGGACTCTCTGTTAGACAGTGCTGGCCGTATCTTCTTAGAGGCGGCTACTGAAGCGCAGTATAGAGCGATGTATGATCGTGTGGCACAGTTTACTAAAGCCACTAAGCATGGTGATCACGATTACGCTACTTTTGGACAGGCTGTTCTTTCTGCGGAAATTAATTTAAAGGATAATGCTCTTCTCTATCGCAATTGGCATCTTAGAGATGTCGTGTGGTGGGAGAATGCTTATAGTGATATTTGCGGCGTTGCCCGTAAGTGGAAGACTTGTGCAGCCGAGGCTGTGAAGTTCTTTAAGGGGCAGGTCCATCAAGAGATTCAAAATCTCGCTAATGATAGTAATAAACTCAGAGCTTATGAAAGAGACTTAGAGTTATTACATATTGTTGTTAAGGCAGATGAATACGACTATATGCCACAGATGGATAAGTATGGTAACTCCCGTGGTTACATTTCCCTGTGGATTGATACTAAGAATAAGTTTGTAATGGAAGAAGAGCCGCGTCTTACTTCCTATTACATTATCCCGAGATGGCAGACTGTTAGTGGCTCTCAGTATGCCCATAGTCCGGCTGTGGTGGCTGGCCTGCCCGATGCTCGGTTGATTCAGGCTATGACCTATACACTCCTTAGAGCCGGTGAGAAGGCCGTAGACCCGCCTATGGCAGCTATCTCAGAAGTTGTGCAGAGCGATATCCCTATGTATCCTGGCGGTGTTACATGGCTGGATAGTGACTATGATGGGAAGATTAGTGATGCTATTGCTCCTTTCCAAAATGACTATCGTGCGCTCCCTACTGCCTTAGGTATGCATCAGACTCAGATGCAGATGATCGAGACGGCCTTCTATATTAATCGTCTCTCTATGCCTCCTGTCACTCATGAGATGACTGCGGAAGAAGCTCGTTATAGAGTGCAGCAATATATTAGACAGGCCCTGCCACTCTTTGAACCTATTGAACACGAATACAATGCGCCTATTTGTGAGAACACTTTTACACTGCTATTAAGTGTTAATGCTTTTGGTCCTCGCAATAGTATGCCTGAGAGTTTAAGTGGTGCTGAGATTGAGTTTAAGTTTGAAAGCCCGCTGATTGAAATGCGTGATCAGGAATTGGCTCGCACCTTCTTGGATAGCAAGGCCATCATTGCTGAGGCTGCTGAAATCTATCCGGCTGCTGCTAAGATGATCAATGCCGAAACTGCTCTCAGAGATGCTCTTAGAGGTAGAGGCGTTCCTGCCACTTGGCTCAAGGATGAGAATGAGATGGCAGAGTATAATGAGAAGATGGAAGAGGAACAAGAACAGCTCCGTGCTGCTCAGACCTTGGCTATTGGTGGACAGGCTGCTGGTGTTGTTACAGAGAGTGCCAGATCGGCTAATGCTTTAGAGCAGGA